ATTTACCTACTACTCTTGCTCCAAAGGGTGCATTTTTGTTAGACATAATAAGTCACCTATATTATTTAAAATTAAAAAAAGTGATGATCAACTACGTTGACCACCTCCAAAAGTTACTTTGCTTGTTCTCTCTGGTTTTAACATCGGAGAGTTTGGGTCAGATTCTCTTAATAGATCGTTGTCTACAGCATCTTGCTGAGTGTGCGCACGATCTGCGAAGTAGGAGTTTCTCTCTTCGCGTGTTTCGTTAGGAATCTTGGCCAATAGCAAGCCACCAACTGCAACTACTCCCGCGTGTTTACCGTCATCTAAAGTAGGAAGCTCGAATCCATCTAACTCTTCGGCTCTGACAAGGTCGAAACCCTCTCTCATCCTAGAAGTTACATTTTTTCTATCTTCTTGACCTGCGATTTCAGCTCTTATCCACCTGTAGGTATAACCTTCAGGCGCGGGAGGAGTATCCAACATTGATGGTGGACTCCATGGTTTGCGAGCAACCTTTGTAGCTCGAGTGTCGGCAGAACGCGAGGTTCTGTTTAAATCTTTTTTATCTTCTGTCATAGTTTTACCTTTTAACGTATTTAGCGTACTCACCTAGTGGTACGTTTAATCTTTTAGCCATTTGAACTTCGGATGGAGACAATTTTACTTGTCTTTTATTGGAACTGGCATTACCAGCTACCCTACCTGCCGAAGCCACCTTTTGCTGAGGCTTAGATTTAACAGAAGATTCTGTAAACTTCTGTGGGAACTCTTTACGAATTCTCCTATCAACCTCAGTATAGTACTCTTCTGAACCAACGTCAAAGCCTTCATTTTCTAGCTGATTGTTGATTGCCATAGCACCCATAGTCATTACTTCGTCTTGACCAAACCATTCGTTCTTTTCTACCCACCCTTGTTCTCTTTCACCAAGTTGCGGAGCAACATTTTGTTGGACTGGTTGGGGTTGATTGGGAACATAATTTTGATAGTTTGCTTGTTGATCTTCTTGAACATTTTGCTGATGTTCTAATTGAGTTTTTGAAACACTTACTTTGTTTTCTTCTACTGCAATTTTAGACAAAACTTCTTGTGCTTTTGCAACTTTGTCATAATCTGCAACTTCATGAGCATTTTTTAATGCTGCTAAAGCTTGTGCTTTTTGAGATTTAAGTCTGCCCTCTGCTTCTTGTAAATAAGATCTATCTAAAGATGAGGACCTTGTTTTTAATTGTTGGTTTTCTTCTGAAATCCTTTTCGCATATTCGTAAGCAGATTCCTGGCCTCTTTCAGCCTCTCTTAACTTGCGAGTTAAATTACCAATTCTTTTTTTAACCTTTTCAGAATAGTCTTCTAATTCTTCGGTAGACTTTTCTTCTGGTTCTTCTGATACATCTGTAATTGCTTCTTCAGCTTCTGTATCATTTTCTTCTTGGGGTGCAAGATCTGCAATTCTACCGCTAGGTTTTTCCTCTGGTAAATCTACTTCAATAACCTCACCCTCATCAATCACTTCTTCATTCTTTGCTTCTTCAGACATATTTACTCCTTATACTGCAAGAATATCGTCAGGATCTAATATAGTAGCAATCACCTCATCATCGTTAATGATTCTGCATTCAGATTCATCACCAAGTCTAAAGCGAGCGCCAGCATACCTTCCTATCAACACCCATTGTTTTTCCTGACACCAAGCTTCAGCAAACTTGCTTGAATCTTTGTAGCAATCAGGACCCATTTTAACAACATACCCTACAACCGTAGCTAGAGACTCTCTATCAACCGTTGATTGTACTAAGTGGATACCACCTTCTGTTACTGCCTTACCTTTGTATGGAAGAATAAGCATTCTCCAGCCAGTAGGTTGAGGCATTCTATCTAAAATTGATTTGTCCAAAAGAGTAGGATCTAAAACTCTAGCACCTTGTTCAACATAAGGAATACTTTCCTCTAAGGCAGGCTTTTCTTTTTTTTCTTTTGGTTTTTTGTTTTTCTCAGCAGTTTCTTTTTCGATTGCTTGAGCAACATGGTCAGGTACGTGTATCTTCGGCATCTTCTTGTATTTTCCCTAGCAGCTCCCTAAATGAATTTTCTGCGTCGACGAGAGAGCTGTAACGTCCACACAGGTACTGATATTGCGCAAAGTCTTTAGTCCCAGCTAAAATTACATCCTTTACGCTTTCTTTTTGAGCCTCAATTTCTGTTAAAAATTTTTGGCCTATCCAAACTACCGACACTTAATAAATGCCAGAAAACTTGCCACCAAATTCGGCAGCGCCCATACCTCTGCATTTACCTTTACCCATTCCAGGTTTAGGAGTTGTGCTGGCGTCAAAAGTTCCTGCATCTGTTTTTAAAGGAGCAAGACCTTTATTACTGTAGCTAGCTTTATTCTTAGTTACAGTTGGAGTTTTTTGTTGTGATATCTCAGTTCTTTTTATCATGTTGTTTATTATCTTGGTTAAATACAGGATTTGCAAGTTTTTATTTTCCTTGACCTTTGTACTCTTTTCGTTTTTTATTTTTGTTGGTTCCTGCTCCATTACTTAAACGACTATTACCGATAGAAGTTTTTTTCTTTATATGATTTATTTTTTCTTTAAGCCAAGTTTTCGGCATCTTTTTTGTCCTGTTGTTTTTTTAATTTTCTCTCTTTCATTAGAAGTTCTAGCTCATGCCAACGGTACATTCTTTTGTTGACATCATCCCAGAACCATCCTTTGTAATCCCATACCTCATCGCTCATCTTGTTTCTCGTGTAATGTTATAAAATATTCAGCATCTACCAACGCTAATGGCTTGCTGTTATTTCTTTTTATTATAACCAGCGGCTCATGTTTTTTACAGTTTGTTTGACATTGCTCCATAGCTTTCCAAACATTAACTGCTTCTTGGTTTTTACACTCTATTGAATATGGAAATTGTTTGCGGGATTGAACACCCATAATAACATCTTCGCCTGATGAACCCATAGGTCTTGATTCTAAATCTTCGGGATCAAAGCCTAGTATTTCTACTAACTTTTCTACAACCCATTGTTGCAGCTTTCTGCCTTTAGCTTTTGCTGAAGATGGCCGCACTTACTATTGTTTGTTTCTTTGATCAAGTAGTTTAAATCTAGCTTGTTGCTCCATTCTGGCTCTTGCAGTATCGTCTCTTAACTCAGCAATATCTTCCTGGGCGCCAATTCTTTCTCTGTCAACATTCATTCTTTGTTGTGCTTCTTGAGTTTTTCTTTGTTCGGCAGCTAAGAATTGTTGTTGCTCTATAGATAGCTCTTGACCTTTTAGTGCAAGCTCTTGCTTTCTAATAGCTACTAATGGATCTTCGTCTTGAGGAGATGCAACTTTTTGATTGTACTCTGTTAACAACTCAGCAAGAATTGGAGATGAGAATTGTGCTAATAGATCACCTGCTTGAATAGATAAGTTTTGTGCTTCTTCTGGAGATCCTTGTTGAGCTTGTTGTTGCAACTGTTGGAACTGTTGCATAACTTCTGGTGGCATTTGTTGCTCACCAAGAATGTCTGCTTTCATTTGTAAATGTTGCATGATATGTGAATGTATCAAAGCTTGTACTTGAGCATTCATTTGAACAGGAGGCGTGTTTAACAAAGACATGTGAATTGAAATATGCGCATCATGATTTTGTTGTGGGAACGCTTGAGCTGTTTGACCTAACAACAATTGATTATTCTCAAACCCAGCTTCAAGTGGAAGTGGATCTGTAGGAGGTGGCGGCGTAAGTATTTGATCAACGTTATCTACACCAATCGCTGCATACATTCTTTTGTAAGCTTCGTAAGTACCGTTAGGTCCATGAACTTGTGGGTTAGATTGCACTAGCTGCATCATCTCTTGAGCCATAGCTATTCTTTGAGATTGACTAAATATATCTGGATTAGATATAGGGAAGATATCTACCTTCTCATCAAAATCAGACAACTTAATAGTTGTTTCGTTATTTGCTACTGCATAAGGATATTCTTGCGGCAAGTATTCTTGAAACACTTTAGCCATAATTCTAAATTCTTTCTTTTGAGAGTTGTGTAATCTTTTGTGGATTGCAGACAATACTTTTGTAGATCTTTCTAATAAAGCTAACGTAGTTCCTACTGGAGCATTTGGGTTGCCTTGGCCTGTATTAATTTCTGCAATAGATGCAAACTTTTGTCCTGAATTAACCAACATGTTTAATAACTGAAGCAAGGTTCCACTAGGCTCTTTAAATGGTAGTGGCTGTATTGAATCTCTTAACGATCCACCTGGAGCATCTACATCTCTAAATTCTCCTGGTTGTATTGGAGTGTCTTCGTCTCTAATTCTAATACCTCTGGTCTTAAAACCAGCAGGTAGATTAGCTAAAGTACCAGCATCAATTAATTGTCTCATGATAGATGTTGAAGCTTTTGACAAGCCACCAATCATATGAGTTAAACCAAAGCCGTAGAATCCTAAACCTGGTAAGAATTTAAAGTGAACAAAGTATTCTATTTTATTTTTTAGCTCGTCATCTTCTTTGTAGTTTCTTCTAACAGAAAGTATTTCATTTGAATTAGCATCTATTGTAACGATATAAGGCAGCTTAATTCCTGTTGGATCGCCCTCATCATCTAAGTCCTCAAAGCCTTCAAGCTCTAAGTTGCAATGTACTTCGTAAAGAAGTGAAACTTCACCGTCATCATAGGATCGCTCCATTCCAGATAGTTTGTCTATTTCTTCTTTGACACCACTATAATCATTAGCGCTTTCGCCACTTTCTAAATCTATTTTTCTGTAAAAACCTGCTGCTTGTAATTTTCTAACTTCGTTTTCTGAGATTTTTACAACATTAGTAATTCTAGGACATGACTCTAAATCGGTTGTGTAATATGGAACGATTAAATCTTCAGGAGCAATAAACTTAGATACTGCTCTTCCTAAGCTTTCGTCATAATAAACTTTTTTAAATGCAGATCCAGCTAACGGTAGATAGAAAAGCAATTGATCTAGCTCTTCATCAAACTCTTCCATTACGTGAGTAATTTGATAGTTCATAAACTCTTTAACTCTTTGCGCTTGTTCTTCTACCAAAGAATCGTAAGCACCTATTACTTGAGTTTTAACTGGGCCACCTGACGGTAAAAGTTCTTTGTAAGCCTGAGCTTGGAATGTTGTTACAGCTTCTCCTAATAAAGGGTGAATAACTCCTGACGCACCTTTAAAAGGTTCAGATCTTTCAGCATCAAATCTCATACCAAGATACTCTAATCCGTCTTTGTATGTTTTTTCCCAGTCTTCTCTTGAAGCTTTATCTTTTTCTATTCCTGCTATTAACTCATTAGAAATAACTCTTAATTCTTGATCATCTAATACTTCAGCTAAGTTACTATCAAAATCTGTTTCAACTTCTTCGGTCATGGTTTCGCCTAGAATAGCGCTGCCATCTTCTTGCATTTCAAAACCGTCAGTCCCTGAATCTCTTATTGCTTCTAAGGCAATACTCATGTTTTCTTGACCAAGCGGAACTTGATTCTCTTCGTTTAAAACCGTAGGATTAATTTCTTTGTCTATTGCCATTAGTGTAGTACTCTTTCTTTTTTCTCTATTACAGGCCCAACAAGCGATTCAGACAAACTACCGATAATAGTAATGTTACAATGAGATGCTTGTTTCTCTGCCTCTTCCCAGTTAGGAGCCACTATAAAAGGCCCACCAAAACAAGTCCCCTCTTCCTCATATTCTGTAAGAAATATTAACATCATTTTAATAGTATACCCTTTTTACTGGCGCTTTCTCTCTGTCTTCATAGTCATCACCAAGAGAAACTAGCCCACCCTCTCTGAATCTCATCAAAGCTTGAGTCATAGTATCGCATAGGTCATCATTTTTGCCAAAAGGAAATGACGCACATTCTTCTATCATTTCATCTGCAAACTTTTTTTCTGGAGCATAAACTAAACCAGACTCAAAAATAGGTGCAACTGAATGCATTCTTGTAGACTTATCATGCCCTCTGGTTGGAGAATAATTAACTACGGGTATGCCTAGCCTTCTTAGCTCATGAGTTAAAGGAGTACCTGAAGCCTTTGCTTCAATCAATACCATATCAGGTTCCCAGTATTGGTATTCTTCGTAAGCCACTCTTTTTAATTCTGGAAAATCCCAGCGATCTTTCTGAGCATCTAACAATATAACGCAATCAGGAGAATCAGGCGTAGGTCTAAACACACCCCACGTTGAGATAGCTGAATAGTCTGCTGTTTCTTTTTTGCTAAAAGCCGTATCGTAACTTTGAATAATATAACTTACTGGGGGCAACGTCTCGCTTTCCCAAGCATTCCACCACTCTCTTTTTACAATTGAGCCTTCTTCAGAAGTAGGTGTCTGCATCCATTGTGCATTCCACTTTTGTACTGGCAAAGATGCTTTTACTTTTTTTAATTCTTCAATAGACCAGAACTCGGGCCATAACGGATTATCTGTTTCAGGAAATATTGCTGGGAACTCAACCACGTCCCATTGGTCAGCGGAGGATTCTTTTTGCTGTTCTAGTAATTTTGCTGTTAGATCTATTGAACTCCAACGAGTCATCACAAGGATAATTGCGCCTCCAGGCTGCAAACGCTGTCTAGGTCCAGAGGTGTACCATTCCCAGCAGGCTTCCATAGCCGTAGGACTCAAGGCGTCTTGCTCTGAGTGGGGGTCATCAATTATAAGTAGATCCGCACCACGACCCGTAATCGCTCCCCCTACCCCCGCAGCAAAGTATTCTCCCCCTTTGTCAGTCTCCCAACGACCAGCTGATTTACTGTCAGCTTTTAATTCTACTTCTGTAAAGATTCTACGATACTCGTCTGTATCCATCATGTTACGAACTTTACGACCAAACCTTACGGCTAACTCACCTGTATGAGTTGTCTGCATAATTTTTCTTTTAGGTTGCTTACCCATAATCCAAGCTGGAAAATAAGTAGAACAAAACTCAGACTTGGTATGACGAGGAGGCATGTTAATAATTAATCTGTTGCATTTACCATTAGCAACGTCTTCTAACTTTTGTGCAAATATTTTATGGTGACGGCCACAAATAAACTCAGGCCACATGTGATCAATAAAATCTAAGAATGTTTCTTGACAGCCTTCTCGTTTTTCAAGCAACTCTAAGCGTTCTTTTAGAACTAGGGTTTCTTTGATCTCTTGATCAGAAAGATGTGCTAGATTCATAAAGCAGCTAGCATATTGTCTATACTAACAGGACCACCATCCTTAAATGCGTCAACGCCCTTCTCTTGAACCAGCTTTCTTATCTCGTCATCAATCTTAACGTAGGTGCCTGAATAAGGTAGGTTATCTGTTTTTTTAACTGTTCCAATATATTCTGTAGGATCTACGCCTAATTCTTTTAATATTTTACTAATTTCATTTGGAGCATCTTTATTATAAAATGANTCTAAAAAATCTGTACCACTTCCACCCTCATCTCCAAGTCTTTTTGCAGCTGAGTCTAGGGACATACCATCAAACCCTCTATCTACGGCTTCTACAAATCTTGCTCGTATAGGAAACTTATACATTTCTGTTTTTGTGCCTTTGGCGTAAGGATCAATTGGGACACCTCTAAATCTATCGGTATTTACTTTGGTAGCTTTTTTAAGAATTTTTACTCCGTTGCCCATATCAAACGTCATTTCATTATTGTTGACCATTTCATTAAAATAATTTAAAGCTCTTTCTCCTGGAGTTCCTGGCCCATACTTTTGTCTTACGGCAGGAGATCCAGGCTTAATAGCTTCTAATTCATAAAATATTTCATCTAAGCTCTTGCCAAGGGATTCGGTAAAAGGTTTTCCTGTTGCAGCTTCTAAGTCTCCCTTGCTGAGAGTAAAACCACTAAAATCATCAACTGCGCTGCTTGGTATAAGGTCACGAGACTTGGCTTGCATTTTAGCAAGTTTTTCTACGTCCTCTGCAAGAGATGGAGAATTAATATCTAAGCCTGAATTTTTTATTTTATTTTGTAAATTTATTTGATCTTGAGATAACTTATTAACTTG